GGCAAAGTATTGTATTGCTCGTTGAACGCTACCAGCGGGTACTTCTTATATTTTTCCACGCTGTCGGAATCTTTCTTTACAAGCCGGTTTGAAATTTCCAGCCTATGCCCAAAAAGATAATAGGGAGTCTCACCGCCATTACGCATGGTCGCTACTACTGTTCCTATTTGTTCTGTGATGTTCATAAGTTGAAAATGTTCATCGTCCCCGGAGAGCAAAATTCTACCTCCCCGTAGTCGTCGGTATTGTTTTTCAAAAATCCATATAGCGTGTTACGCTGGCTGTAATCATACCCTGCAAGAATAGACATCTGGTTGAAAGCATTAACGACCTTGTGAGAATTGCTTATCACGGTAGCGTTTTCTCCTTTCGAGGAAACCGTGCCTATGGCAGTGAAAAAAGGATTGTTCTCCCGTACCCACATCGCATAGATGTATGGTACGAGTAACCCTTTCTTACCTTCCAGACCTACCCACTTGTAAGTTTTACTCTCACAAGTGTACAAAGCTCCCTCTTTCAGGTTTGTCCATTTCTGCAAAGGATATTCTGCTGCAAGCCCTTCGATGAAATCTTCGTATAGTGTATGGCCAAGAAGCTGACGCAATAGTTTCTCTTCCTCCGCCTGGATAAAAATATCAAAGTCGTTAGACTCCTCAATTTTAGGCAGTGAGAAAGGCAACCCGTCAAAGTCTGTGGCCACTACGAACACTATACAGACGGGATTAACGTGTTAATCGCTGATGTGATGTTGGTCACTTTCAAGAAAGCGTCCGCATCTACATTGCGCACCAAAAGACCAACCCGCTTTTCAGCAAGTATCGTGAAGGTATTCTTCACGAACTGATCGTCAATGTGTCCCATCTCTACGGTAACTCCGCCCAGGGTGTACTTAGTGCCATAGCGGAAATCTCCTACCAGCATCGTATTTGCAGTTACTTGAGATGATTCATGTATCCTCATGTTATCGATAATAGTTCCGTTACCGCTGACAAAAGGAGGAAACAGGTAATGCCCATCAGTCCCCTTTGCTAACTTGTAGCGAAGGACGTCAATAGGATTCAAAACCACATCGGTAGGCATGTACTTAGACTGCTTACCTGTCATGATCGCCGTGCGCACAAAAGCTATCAGGTCGTAGATGTTATCTACGGTAGTGATGTTGATGTACGGTGTCGGCGTGAATGCTGAAGCAGACGTGTAAACTCCTTTCAAGTTTGGCGGTGTTCCGTCACCATCCCAAAGCTGCTCATCTTCCTTGAGTACAAGGTTTGTGTCTAAGAGCCGTTGAACCTCGCTCTGCACAAAGTCGAAGTCCGCCCATGCCTGCTTGGTAACAGGAATAGAGTCTGCAATAACTTCAAGAGGCAAGGTGCGTTCTATCCAGTTGATAACAGATTCTGCCTTTGCTTCCGTCTCTGTGTGTGTATCGGCGCCCCTGGTAATTGCGTTCTGATCAATGTACCTGATCACTGCCCCGGTTCCCTCGCCAACAGAAACAGTTCTAAACAAGTTGCTAATTACCGGCTCCAAAAAAGGCAACTGCCCAATCTCGGAAAGCCTGGTAGCAATCGTTGAACCGGATACTGCTGAACGTTGTACAAGAGTTTTGTTGACCTCTTTGCCTGAAAGTTCAAACTTCACCGTCTGCCTGGAACCTGTTTTAGCAATGTTCAAAATCTCATCTTTCTTCTCGGCCATCTTCTGCTCCAGTGGCGTAGAGTCCTCGGTCTGCTTAGATTGCAGCAGCCTTTGGATTTCCTCACCTTGCTTTTCAACGGCATCGGTGATCTCTTTGACTGTTTCGGCCTTCAATCCTATGGCTTCTAATTTTTCGCCTAGTAAGTCTCCGGTTACCAGTCCTGCGGTGGCCGCCTCCATTTCGGTCTTAATGGCCTCATAGAGCGCACCGCTCTTGGCGGAATCCTTTAGGATTTTCTCTAACCCCGTTTGAATTTTCGCCATCAATTCATTAAATTCTTTTTCTTCCATTTCAATAAAAAATTTAGATTAAACTTTTTTGAGTACCCTTAATAAGCTGAGTGCTATTTAGCGGGTCAGTTGGAAGAAGTGCCGAAATGGCGGGTTCTTTTTTTTTGAGGTTATCTCAATTCAAAAATATTACAAATTTATTTTAAAATCATACTTTTTCATCAATTCGTTCATGGTAGCTTTCTCCTTTTTAATTACAATTTCCTCTTTCAGGGTCGGGGTAAGCTCGTTTGAACCTGCCAATACGGCGGAAATTTCTGATAGCTCCGCCTCTTTCACGGCAAAGAAAAACCCGTTTTCATCCGCCTTGGCCTTGTTGCCTAGCTTGGGATATACCTCCTGCCATACCTTGAAAGGCTCCGGAAAATCTTCCTCATTATTGACCGCCAACGAAAGAGAAATATACCTCATCGACACTGAATGCTGGTTGACCTCATCATTCAAATATTCATTGAAAATCTTCTCATTATAGGATTTTCTGATTTCAGATACCAGAACCAACCCTTGAGTTAAGCCCGTTTTCCCTTGTCCCAGCTCCCGCCAGCTTAAATCCTTTTCAGATATTTCTAATGCCTTGCCCACCTTCGCATCGAGCTGAAAAATATGATCGTGCAGGTGCGGAATCCTCAATCCCTTATGATCAATGCTTCGGGAAAATATTCCAGGCAGATGAACGTCATTATGCGAATCCATCCAATAGTAGGTATTAGCTATTATAGTTCTTTTCAGTGTGCCGGCCTCCTCGTTGTTCTCGTAGATAGGCTTTAGCTTTTTATCAGCATAGGTTTTCTGCGTTTCACGTGAAACCATAAACGGGTCGCTCTGCTTCAATGCAGACTTCTTAAGCTCCAGGGTTTCCTGGAGCTTATCGTACCAGGCGCTTGTGAACTTTTTCATCGTTAGCTATAATTTTGTTTTTCTTGGCTACGGCCTTCTTAATCCGTTTTGCCAATTCCAAGTTTTTTGAGTTCTTCTTTGTATTCATCAGATGTAATTACGTTATCCTGTAATGCTTTTGAAAGCGAATTTACCATTTTTTCCAATGCCGTGCTTTTCAGTTGTATATCTTCCGCGAAAAGGTGAACGTGCGAATAGTCAATAATAGCCTTTTCCCTTGCCTCTCGTAAGAATTCGTGATTCAATGCCGCTATCCATTCGTTAGCCTCCGGGATTACCGTGTCTGAATAGAAAGCCTTTTCAGCTTGATTCTGGTTCTCATACGTTGCTCCCTCGAAGATTCCGAATTGTTCCCGCCGGCATCCGTAAGCATCTATGATCCTGAAAAAGTCATGCATAGTTTCCTCAAACAAACCTAATTTCTTTGGTTCGTTCATTGTCATAGACTGAAATTTTACGCCCGTGTCAACAATGGCCATCTGAGACTGACCTGCAAGAGTGCCGTATTCTCCCCAGGTTTTTTTCAAAATATCCTTGTCAGTATCTTCTAAAGGGACTGAGCCTGCAATATCTTTCTGATCCGGCGAAATAATTCCCTGCGCCCCCCTATACTTGATAATCATGCCCCTGCTCTCGTAGGCCATGCGGATATTGTTCACCGGGGCCCGCAAGGATAACAGCTTTGATTCACCCATCAAAATATTCTTATCATCCCTGGAACTGATTACCGATACCTTGCTGTCGTTCAGATGGATAATGTTATCCCCAGGAATCGTTGAGTAGTCTTCCAGCCTGTACACTATCCCTTTAGGTTTCTCTGAATATGTCCAGAACGGAAACCGCTCTGTATATTCAATCTTAATTAGGTTGGATGGAATAGTGAAAAGAGCTTTTGCGCCCGGATTGGATTTGATGGCAAAGGGAATCTTGTACAAGTATTCATTTCCGTAGAGGTCGTGAAATATCTTAGTCTGCCGCATAAGCTCCTTGCCGTCCTGAAACCAGTTGGGATTGTCGAGCAGCTTCTTGAGCCAGTGGTCGGGTATTTCTTCGTTCTTGGAATCAATAACTTTTACTATGCCGTTGCTGAATGACCTTGCCTTTACCCCTATAACCGCCGACACTTCAGGAACTTCAAGCCAGGCTTTAAGCAGGTTCAAATCATTGTAAGTATCTACCGAAAGTGGATAGAAGTAGGAATTACCAAACTTTTTGGGGTATCCCTGCCAAGTGGAAGGATTTATGATTAAGTTATCCCATCCGTTAGTTCCTATCATTTAATTCTTTTTGAAAGTTCTATCCATTTGCTCACGACAAATGTTTTCTTCTCCCCGTCCAATTCTACCGTGTAGGTGAAATTTACCCATCCTTGCAATATTTCATAGTCCTCTAACCAGACCATTTTTCCGGCAACATACTCCGGCAACCAGGCAAACCGCCTGACTAAACGGGTAGAGCCTTCCTTGATTTCCGGCTCGGTGTGCCGTGCATTCCATTTCATTTAGAAACAAATATAGTTTTTTTTGCATTAATGCCTAATGCGGTGCTTTTTTCTAGGTTTTTTCTTTGGACTAAGTTCAATAATAATTCCAACCCCGATAGCCGAAGCCGCAATGATGGGAATAGACTTGGGCAAGTTCTTTTCCCTGGCAAAGTAAAAAGTACCAATGCCCAATGCAACCGCACTGGTTAGCTTTAAGGTCTTTTCAATGCGCTGGATTTTCCTGGCACACTCCAAACTGTCTTGAGCTTGTGCCGAAATACTGAATAGTAAGATAATCGCTAATGTTTTCATATATTTCTATTTTCTTATGTTGCTCATTAATGACATGCGCAGCTGATCCCAAAAGTGGTTGTGATCATCTACCGGCTCGTCAAGCCTGATCCCCTGTACTTCCCTATACCTGTAATTGCTCTGTTCCTTCCTTACCGCCGGATGGTCTACCAGATGAATCTTGAATTTCTTGATCAGGCTGATCCCATACTTGATGGAACCCGGAAACGTGCTAGCTGCCAATACCCTGAACCCATTACGCCGGGAAAGGCTTATCATGCCCCGGCCCCCGGAGTCCCCAGACGGGTCAGCCCAAACCGTTTCATTAGGGCAATAGGTTCTTAACACCGGTAATAATTCATTGATAGAAGGCGTAGGCTCATAGAATAAGCATTCAGCAAACAAGTCATTACCTATTATTCCAGCCCGGCCAAGTACGGTAGGAGAATTAGTATATCCGAAATCAAGCCCCCAGTACACGTGTTCGCAGTTCTCAGGAAATTTCTCTGTCCAGGTAACATGCTGAAAGATCAGCCCTTCCGGTGCAGAACGCAATCCTAGCCCGTATACGTTCCACATGTAATCATCGGCTGTTCCCTGCCGGACGTTTTCGGGGTTGTTGGGGTTGTAAGACAGTATTTTGCGCTTTTCGGGTGCTGAAATATAAGGATTGTCCACAAATGTAGTTTTCAGCAACTTAGCATCGTCCCTGGGTTCTACCCGCTCAAATATCCAATGATCGGTAACCTTGGGATTGTAATCCATGAACCAGAACTTCCTGCATCGCATCTCTGATTGGTCAAAAATGTCTTGAGACACATCCAATGCCTCATTAATCCAGAACATATCACAACCGGCTCCATGAAACTTTGCCGCATTGTCGGCCCCTAAAAGATTCACCCTATTACCATACAACGAAAAACTGCTCACTTCCTTCTTGTCAGCGAATGGCGAAGCAAGTCCATACATAGGCAGGCGCCGGTTAAAATCATTATACAGCGTGGTTTTGAAGCTGGCGTGAGTTTCCTTGATAATGTTGATAACCAGGTTTTGATTGAAAGAACACAGCCATAGCAGAAAATCAATCCCGCTCCATGTTTTAGTTGATCTGCTCGATCCTTCTAATATTACTCCGCTGGTTCCTTGTAGGTAATTATTCCTTAGAAACGTTAGGTTCGGACTTATCCGGCGTTTCTTCATCTTCAAATGGGAATAGGTCGTTTAATTCTTTTTGGCTGGGCTGCAAACTTGCCTGTATGGTCTGTACCGCCTTGCCTTCCAGACGGTCATATAGCATTTCAATGGCTCTTAAAACGTCCTTATCTGAACCGTTTTCTATAATCCGCATCAATTTCAAAAGGTTGAACTCTGCCCTGGTTAGCTTACCTTTTTCATCATCAGTCATTTCATCCTTAAGAAACTTTTTAGCCAGTGTTGAAAAACTAGGCCCTGGGGGTCGTCCTTTTTCATTTCCTGATTGCCCAGGCTTGAATTTAGTTTCATCTGGTGGTACTCCTTGTGCCATATTTTTACCCTGCTTTTACCCTGTTTTGGTCAAAAGTACAACCTTTATAGCTTATTCAATA